CATAAACACATCCAGGAGCATGCCCAGGAAGCGGGATATCCCCGACTGATGACCATCACAAAGCCAATGGTGCAGAAGATCCTCAAGAGGTCTGATATCAAGCCCTTTAAGATCAAGTACTACTGCGAAAAGCGCGACCCGGACTTCGAAGCGAAAATGCATGAGGTCCTGATTGTCTACAAGCAGGTATCCATGCAGTTTGATGAAGACGGAAACCTGATCATTCCTGATGATGGTCCGATGGTGCATACCGTATCCTGTGACGAAAAGCCCGGCATCCAGGCCATTGCCACTACAGGCGAGGATCTTCGGCCTACGGAAGAAACCGGCTGCGTATACCGTGACTATGAGTACAAGCGCTTAGGCACGCTATCGCTTCTTGCGGGCATCGATCTGCTTACAGGAAAGGCTATCCCGCTTGTAAGTGAAACGCATAAGAGTTCTGACTTTATCAGCCTTCTGAAGAAATTTGATGCGATCTATCCCAAAGAGGATGTCATCAGGATCATCTGCGACAATCATTCAGCACACAAGTCGAAGGAAGTTCAGAACTACCTTGCTACGTGCCCGGAAGGCCGTTTCGTATTTGTGTTTACGCCTAAGCACGGTTCCTGGCTGAATCTCATAGAAAGCTTCTTCAGTAAGATGACCAAACAGATGCTCAAAGGCATACGGGTCAAATCCAAGGAAGAACTTGCAGAGAGAATCTACAAATATTTCGAGGAAGTCAACGCCGATCCTGTGGTTTATCACTGGACATACAAGCTTGATGAAATCTCTGAAGATGAAGCCAAAAATAATGTAGCTAGTTAATTTTTATTCAATGTACTAGAAGACCGTTTGATTATCGTTTGAAAACCCTTTGATTTCCGTTTGATTCCGGCCCCAGGGGAAGGTCTAATCCTCCGGCGCGGCCTACAGGAGACCGTCGGCCCCTGTCGTGTGCAAAAATCAGAAATCAAACGGGGCCAATGGACTGCCGCCAGCGGCCAGTTCCAAAAGGCGTCAAGGCTCATGAAGCCTTATAAACAGGGCATTTCGGGTACATTTTGGGAGCGATCCCGCAGTATCCGGGATGCCTTTCTGTTTGAAATTAGCGGTCTGGAAATCAAACGAAATCAAAGAAATCAAACAAGGAATGTGCAGAAAACTGCACCATCCTTATAACTGAGCATCGCGGCAACAGGAAGGAGAATTGTATGGCGAAAGACGGAACCAACCGAGGCGGCGCAAGACCCGGCGCAGGCCGGAAGAAAAAGCCGCTGTCGGAGAAAATCAAGGAAGGCAAATCGGCTACTGTGATGAAGCTGCCGGAGCCGCCGGGACTGGAGAATATCTCCATGCCGCCGATCAAGGATTTCATGACGGCGGATCAGCGGATGGGCGAGCTTCATGCAGATGAAATCTATACCGAAACGTGGGAATGGCTGAAAGAGCGCAATTGTGCGCATCTCATCAATCCGCTCCTGCTGCATGAGTACGCCATGGCGACCGCCCGGTGGATTCAGATTGAGGGCGTGTCCAGCCAGTTCGGTTTTGTGAACCGGCATCCGACCACCGGCCTGCCGACGCAGAGTCCGTTTGTGGTCGAGGCACAGAGCTATTTAAAACTGTCAAACAGCCTGTGGCTGCAAATCTATCAGATCGTCCAGGAGAACTGCTCAGAAAGCTACAAGGGCAGTCCTCATGATGATCTGCTGGAATCACTGCTGTCGGATTAAAGAGAACCTTCTACCAAATTTGGTAGGAGGTTTGTGTAAAACGGAAGGAGGTATGATCCGTTATGGAGCAAAAACAGACTGCACAGGCATATGTATATGAGCCGACACGGTTCATGCTGCCGACCAGTCACTATGACAAGGAAAAAGCAGACCGCGCCGTGCTCTTCATCGAATCTCTGAAGCACACGAAGGGTGCGTTCTACAATCAGCCCTTCAAATTGCTCGATTGGCAGGACAGAATCATCCGTGATCTCTTCGGCATCGTGAAGGAAGATGGTACACGGCAGTTTAAGCAGTGTATAACCTTCATACCAAAGAAGGCCGGGAAGAGCGAGCTTGCCGCCGCCATTGCGCTGTATCTTCTCTGCGCCGACCACGAGCAGCGGGCGGAGATTTATGGTGCTGCGGCGGACAGACAGATGGCGTCACTTGTGTTCAATGTTGCCGCCGATATGATCCGGCTTTCTCCGGCGCTGAAGAAGCGGTGTAAGATTCTGGATAGCCGGAAACGAATCGTCTTTCTGCCGACCAACAGCTTCTATCAGGTGCTCTCCTCCGATGCTGACCGAGCGCACGGTGTGTCTGCCCATGGCGTGATTGTTGATGAAATTCATGTCCAGAAGAATCCTGACCTCTACAACGTTCTGACCAAGGGTAGCGGTGATGCGCGTAAGCAGCCCCTTCAGTTCATTATTTCTACGGCGGGTGACAACATCCACTCCATCGGATATGAACTGTTCCAGAAGGCCAAGGACATTCTGGACGGCAGGAAAACCGATCCTACCATCTACCCGGTCGTATATGCCGCCAACCCGGAGGATGACTGGACAGACCCAGAGGTCTGGAAGAAGGCCAATCCCTCCATGGGCGTCACCTTCCAGGAATCCGCAATCCGGGAAGCCTGTGAAAGCGCAAAGCAGAATCCTTCCGAGGAGAATGTGTTTAAGACGCTTCGCTTGAACATCTGGACGAAACAGGCTGTGCGCTGGATGCCGATGGAAAAGTGGGATAAGTGCGCGGCTACTGTGGATGCCGAGATGCTTTATGGCCGCCCGTGCTATGCCGGGATCGACCTGTCCTCTACACAAGACCTCACCGCTCTCGTGCTCGTGTTCCCGCCGATGATTCCGGATGAACTCTACTACATCCTGCCCTTCGCATGGGTGCCGGAGGAAACCATAGATCAGCGTTCCCGGCGCGATCATGTGAACTATGACCTATGGCGTAAGCAGGGTTTCATCCTCGCCACCGAGGGCAATGTCGTTGACTACGAAGCCATCGAAGACAAGATTATGGAACTGCGGGAGCATTACGACATCCGTGAGATCGCGTATGACCGCTGGAACGCCCAGATGCTGATACAGCATCTTGCTGATGAAGGTATGACGGTGGTTCCCTTCGGGCAGGGCTTTAAGGATATGTCCGCGCCGACGAAGGAACTGTACAAGCTGACGCTGGAACAGAAGCTCGCCCACGGCGGCCATCCGGTGCTGCGCTGGTGCATGGATAACTGCGTGGTGCAGACCGACCCGGCGGGCAATATCAAGATCAGCAAGGCCAAAGCCACTGAGAAAGTTGACCTCGCGGTTGCCCTGGTTATGGCGCTGGACAGAGCCATCAGAAATGAAAATACACAGACCGAATCTGTGTACGAGCATCGCGGGCTTCTGTTTATCTGAGTGCCGCCTATAGCCGCCGGTCAGCGGCTTTTTTCAACCCTAATGGGCTTTTCAAGCCCATTATAATACCCATGTCAAGTACCCTGCGGCAGCACGTTGGCAGATGGATGTGCCGCAGGTAATCAGCCGCCTTGAAGGGCGGGAGGAGGAAAAATGAGCATTTTTCAGAGTATATTCAAAGGGCGGATGGATAACCGCGCCGCTGGTACCGGTCCGCGCTTCTTTTTCGGACAGAGCGCCGCCGGAAAACCGGTGACGGAGAGCACCGCCATGCAGATGGCCGCTGTGTATGCCTGTGTGCGCGTCCTCAGCGAATCCATCGCCAGTCTGCCGCTGCATGTGTATGTGCGCGGCGAAAACGGCAACCAGGAGAAAGCGGAGGATCACCCGCTGTTCTTTCTGCTCCATGACGAGCCAAACCCGGAGATGAGCAGCTACACGCTGCGGGAGACCCTGATGGCGCACCTGCTTCTCTACGGCAATGCTTACGCACAAATCCTGCGTAACGGACGAGGCGAGGTTGTGGCGCTGTACCCGCTGATGCCGAACCGCATGAGCGTGGAGCGGGATGAAAAGACCGGACGGCTGTTTTACCGCTACACAAGATATGACGCGGAACCGCCGACCATGGAGCAGAACACCGTGATCCTCGATGCCGCCGATGTGCTGCACGTCCCTGGACTGAGCTTTGACGGTCTGGTGGGCATGAGCCCAATAGCCGCCTGCCGGAATGCAGTGGGCGCTGGCCTCGCCGCCGACGAATACAGTTCCAAATATTATGCTAACGGCGCGGCTCCGATGGGCATCCTCGAAACGCCAACCCTCATTAAGAACCCTGATCTTCTCCGCCAGTCCTGGAATGAAGCTTTCGGTGGATCCCGCAATGCCGGAAAGGTAGCAGTACTTGAACAGGGCACGACTTTCAAACCGATCTCTTTGTCACCACAGGACAGCCAGCTTCTGGAAACGCGGAAATTCTCTGTCGAAGAAATCTGCCGCATCTTCCGCGTGCCTCCGCATCTGGTACAGGACTTGGAGCGGGCTACGTTCAACAACATCGAACAGATGTCTCTCGATTTCGTGATGTACAGCCTGACGCCCTGGATCATCCGATGGGAGCAGAGCCTGTCGCGTTCGCTCCTGAGCCAGGAGGAAAAGAAGCAGTATTCCATCCGCTTCAATGTGGACGGACTGCTTCGCGGCGACTATAAGAGCCGCATGGAGGGCTATGCCGTCGGCATCAACAACGGCTTTATGTGTCCCAACGATGTGCGCCGCCTGGAGGGATTCGACCTTATCCCGGCAGATATGGGCGGCGACAATTTCCTCATCCAGGGCGCGATGATCAAACTGGAGGACGCAGGCATTTATGCCGCGAAGAAGGAATCCAAATAAAGAAGACGCAGTGGTCAGAGAAGCCCCTCTGCCGCTGTTCTTTATAACCGGCCCGGTTATGGGCCATTTCAACCAGGCTCCCTCATGGGAGCTATTATTTTTGCCCAAAGAGGCAGGAGGTATTATTCATGAGTAGATCTTTCACTGTAAACGAACTGCGTGAGAACCGTGCCCGCGCCTGGGAACAGGCGAAGCAGTTCCTCGATTCCCATCGGGACGAGAAGGGCATGCTGTCCGCAAAGGACGTCGCCACGTACGAGAAGATGGAGCAGGAGATCATCGGCCTGGGCGAAGAGATCAAGCGCAATGAGCGCGGCCTTGCCCTGGACGCGGAGCTTTCCCGCACCATCGGCACCCCGCTGACCAGCAAGCCCGGCACCACTGGCACGGCGAAGACCGGACGCGCTTCTGACGAGTACAAGAACGCCATGCTGGGCGCTCTGCGCTCCAACTTCCGTCAGGTCTCCAATGTGCTCATCGAGGGCACTGATGCCAGCGGCGGCTATCTGGTTCCCGCTGAGTGGGACACCCGTCTGATCGAAGCTCTGGAGCAGGAGAATGTGATCCGCAAGCTGGGCACTGTGATCCAGACCTCCGGCGAGCGCAAGATCAACGTCGCGGCTTCCAAGCCCGCCGCGTCCTGGGTGGAGGAAAGCGGCGCTCTCGTATTTTCCGACGCCAGCTTCGACCAGAAGATTTTGGACGCCTTCAAGCTCTCCGTAGCGACCAAGGTTTCTGAGGAGCTTCTGGCTGACAACCAGTATGATCTGGAGGGCTTCCTGATCCGCGCCTTCGGTCAGGCCATCGCCAATGCCGAGGAGGAGGCGTTCCTTGTCGGCGATGGCAACAGTAAGCCTACCGGCCTGCTGCATCCCACCCTCGGTGGCCAGATCGGTATCACCAGCGCCGGGAACACCATCATGGCGGATGAGGTACTCGACCTGATCTATAAGCTGAAGCGGCCCTACCGCACCAACGCAGCTTTTATCATGGCCGACAGCACCCTGGCGTTCATTCGCAAGCTGAAGGACGGCACCGGCCAGTATATCTGGCAGCCCGCCCTGACCGCCGGTGAGCCGGACCGTCTGCTGGGCTTCCCTGTGTACACTTCTCAGTTCGTTCCCGCCGTCGCTGCTGGTCAGCCGGTGGTGGCCTTCGGCGATTTCAGCTACTACAACATCGGTGATCGCGGCACCCGCAGCTTCGCGGCGCTCCACGAGCTGTACGCCGGTGTGGGTCAGGTGGCCTTCGTCGCCAAGGAGCGCGTGGACGGCAAGCTGATCCTGCCCGAGGCTGTGCAGGTGCTCAAGATGAAGGGAACCGCCGCCAACGGCTGATCTCCGGCATAGTCCTGTGACTGATTCACAGGCAGAGTAAAAAACGGTTTCCGCTCATGGGAGAGGGGCTTCTCTCCTGTGGCGGGAGCCACGTACATATTTACCGGCTTTGGATTCAGCCGGAACAATGATAACAGGACAATCAATGAAAACATATGACAAAGAAAGGACAACGCTATGAATCCGAACATATAACCCTGCCTGCGTCCGTATGAGCCCTCTGGGTGTCATTACATGACCAGGCTTTTTTGATGGAGGTAATGACGCTTTATGAAGAGATTGACAGACGCCCAGAAGACGGCCATACGGGATTCCAGAGCGGCGGGCCTGGGCTATAAGGCCATAGCGGAAAAGCTCTCCCTCTCCCGTGAAACGGTGCGGAGCTTCTGCTCCAGAAATGGTATAGCCGCTGCCCAGGTTGTGAACACAGATGCGGCTGTCGAAGACAATGCCGGAGCGAGGGAAATCAAGCAGGGCGGCACTGTGTTCATTATCACGACCGGCTACAGCGAGAAAGCATCCGAGCCGCTGGAGAAAAAGCTGGAAAAGCTCATCCTTGACGCCGTTGCGAAGCAGTCCAGATGTTATCAGTTTGTTCAGGAATCCGCCTGAGAAATAACTTGCTATGTGTGCCGCTTAGAGGCATAGATAGCACTGGACAATCGATTCAAGGAGGAGTGAAAATGCTTAAACAAACCATAACCCCCGACAAGATCACGGCGCTCTACTGCCGTCTGTCAAGGGACGATGGCGGTGACGCCGAGTCGAACAGCATCGGGAACCAGAAAACCATCCTGAGCCGGTACGCTGCCGATCACGGCTTTTCCAACACGAAATTCTACGTTGACGACGGATGGAGCGGCGCGAATTTCTCCCGTCCAGGCTTCGAGGCCATGATGTCTGACGTGGACAACGGCCTGATCGGGACGATCATCTGCAAGGATATGTCCCGTTTCGGAAGGGATTACCTGCATGTGGGCCTGTACACCGAGGTCAAGTTTCCCGAGGCAGGCATCCGCTTCATAGCCATCAACGACGGCGTTGACAGCGCCAGCGGAGCGTCCGATGATTTCACGCCCTTCCGCAACATCATAAACGAATGGTATTGCCGCGACATTTCCAAGAAGATCAAGGCCAGCATGCAGTCGCGGGCCAAGTCAGGCGAGCATCTGACGGGCAACCCGCCCTATGGGTACAAGAAAGACGAGAGCGATCCCAAGAAGTGGATCATCGACGAGGAACCTGCGAAAATCATCCGTGAAATCTTCCAGCTTTACCTGGACGGCAGGAACGCCACGCAGATTTCCGAAGAAATGAAGAATCGGGGCTATGACGCGCCCGGCGACTACTTGGCAAAGCAGAAGCAGTACACCAAGGGCAAGGCTGTGACCTTTGAAACACCGACGGCCATCTGGCATCCTGGGACAATCCTGAACATCCTCGACCGTTATGAGTACTGCGGGCATACGGTCAGCTACAGGCGGAAGACCGTTTCCTATAAGACCCACAAGAGCGTGCTCAACGATGAGACGGATTGGATCATCACGAAAAACACGCAGGACGCCATCATCGATGAAGAGACTTGGCAGGCAGTTCACAAGATGCGGGAAAACGGCAGGCGCAGGAAGGAGCATGTCTGGGACAAGGGCCCGCTCAACGGCTTCCTCTACTGCCCCGACTGCGGCAGCAAACTCTACTTCAGCCATCCGTCGAGGCTCAAAACCAGCGGAACCTACATGTGCGGGTACTATATGCACTACAAGAAATGCACCACGCACTACATCCGCAGGGATGAACTTGAACCCGTCGTCCTCTCCCAACTCCGCGCCGACTGCGCCTTTGCCCGTGAGCACGAGGATGAATTCGTCAGGATGGTGGAGAAGAAAACAAGGCGGCAGGGCGATGATGCTGTGAAGAAAGGCGAAAAGGAGTATGCCGAGGCAAAGAAACGGATCGAGGAAATCGACCAGATCATCAACCGGCTTTATGAGGACAAAGTGTCAGGCGGCTTGAGTGCCGAGCGGTTTGCAAAGATGCTGGCGACCTATGAGACTGAGCAGGATTCGCTGAGGGCGAAATGCGAAACCTTACAGGCGCAGATTACGGCAGCACGGACAACATCCGACAATGCCAAGCAGTTCATTCGGATGGTCAGGAAGTTTACAGAGATGCAGGAACTGACGTCAGAGATTGTCGCCACGCTGATCGAACGGGTTGAAGTCGGGCAGGCACATAAGGTCGATGGCATAAAGAAGCAGGAAATCAAAATCATCTACAACTTCATCGGGAACATTCAGGAGTAGGGCTTCGCAGGAAATGGATCTGCGGAGCTTGTTTTTTACCCCGCTGTCGGGACGGTCAGAATGATGATCGTTGCGATGGCGGGGCTTCTTTTTTTTGCCCGGAGGGGGGTGCAAAGTATTCACCTTGCAAGACAACTCCCATGAGGCAATCATTCCGAAGGACATCTTCCTTCTGGTGCAGGAGGAACTTGCGCGGCGACGACTGGTGCATACCACAGAGAACGGCAAACGCCGCTGCTACTCCTGCAATCACTGTTTC